GCGTTTGATTATCTCGTACATAAGAGATACGTCTGTTCCAGTGGGAAAGACCTCTTTATGTTTGAAAGTGATCTTCCAGATGTGTTGCATGTGACAGATTACATTGAGTCCATTAAGGATCCAGAACAAATTCAGCTTAAAGATGAAGTATTGGCCCAGTATGAATCCAGTACCCGCAGTTCTGTTGCTAAGAGCGTCGAGCTTCCGAAGAGTTGGAGACAACGTAGATTTCAGGCAGAACATGTTACAAGTCAAATGGGGTGGAATGGTAGTGTGCATGATAGTTCAGTGACCCAGTTCAAGCGAAACGTATGTTATATGCGTCAGGCTGGTAACAATGACCCTGCTGGAATTATCACGTTCATCCATGGTAGACATTTTGTGTTTAACACTCACTACTACTACCAGTTCAAGAATGAGTTTGATACGAATCCAAAGTTGACAATCACAGTTTACAATTTCTTCCGTGACAAGTACTTTGAGATTCCGTTGGCGTGTTTTCTTTCTCGTGTCCCCACACAGAAAGACATCAACAGAGATTGGATGATTGGACTAGCCCCTATGAATGTCCAGCCTTTCTGTTCTGTCGCGAAGCACTTTGTGTCACAGCACAATCCGATCTTGACTCATGAAAGATTGGATGCATTGTTTCTTTCCGTTAAGAATCGTAGTGTTGTGGTGTTGGAATCTTTTTGTCAACGCAGTGCTATCTCTATCAAGGGTCCCGAAGACTTTCTATTGGAGGATGCGCTGCAGTACACTACACCAACTCGTGCTGGAGATTGTGGATCGTGGTTGGTATACAGTGGTCCCAAGAGCAGGCAATTGGTTGTTCTAGGTATTCACGCTGCTGGTACCCCAACAGGATCGAATTATGGAACCATGGTGTACCGCGAAGATCTTGCTGCTGAACTGCTTGAAAGAGGAATTGATATTAGAGCTCAGGACGAACCAGTTGTCAGTCAAGGATCCAAGGTTGAGTTGTTGCCATTGGCTGGTGACGAGATGGGACCTGAGTTCAATGCCCTTTATCGTGCTTCTCCGAAGAGACAAATTTCTAACAAGTCCCAGTTGAAGCACTCAGCATTGTATGGAAAGTAG